CTCAACCGTGATGACCATTGTTTGATTTATTTCAAAATTGAAATTTGTATCATTTACATTAACAATTTGCACCGTGGCATAGCCTGAGCGTGCTTGCTCCCAAACCGTTGTTCGACCATAACTAATTCGCACACCCCATAGGCTTTTGTCCGTGTAATTAGTCCCATTGACGGTAACTGTTGCGTTTGGAATCCAACTCATTACAAAGCAACCAACAACGACGATCCAAGATTGCTAAACGTGCCACTGTTTGTTGCTTCGGCATTTAACACGTTGGCGATTGTGCGAGCCGTGCCAATGCTATCGATCGCACCCGTGACGTTTATGTTGTAAGTATTGCCGCTATCGCGCGCCTCAGCCATGCGGAATGAACCAGCATTGAACGAACCTGTTCCCACACTTGATGTTGCCGCCGTTGCGCTTGCAGCTACATTTGAAGCCATTGCGATTCCCGCAGTGCTTGGCGCACTAAAAATTGGCGTTGTTGTTGTGGGACTGCCAGTAGTAGTGCCAGTTGTTGAACCCGTGGAAAATGATTGACCGTTTGGCATTGTGCCAGAAAAACCAGCAGCACCGCTTGCGCCCGCTCCTGAAATGTCAACGTCACTGCGACCAACAAGGGCGGCTGCACCAGCCAAAATTGCTGCTGCAATGCCGACGGCTGCTAAACCTGCCAATGGATTGAGCGCAAAATAACCTGCAACACCAGCAATGATTGCTGACGCTTTGAGCGCGTTATAGGCGGTGATAATTGTTTTGATCAATGCAATTGTCGCACTAACTCCAGCAGCAATTTTTGAAACAACAAAAATAGTTGCGATCACCCCAGCAACAATTTTTAACTCATCTTTTAATTCAATTACTGTATTGATTACTTTGCGAACTTGTTGACCAAATTTGAATGCACCGTCGGTCGCGTCCCCGGTGGCTTCCTCTAAACTGCCTTGGCCAGTAAGTCCGTTGATGAATGATTCCAGATTTGGAACAACGGTAGTCAAAACATAATCCGACAATTCCTGAACAACTGGCAAAAGTGCCGCACCGATTGATTCTTTTGCTTCGTCAGTCGCAATTCTAATTCGCTCAAACTTAACCGCTGCGGTTTCGGCTGCGCCTTCTGCAAAAGTGCCGTATGTTGTTTCAAGTGACTTGATGATTGCTTCATTGTCTTTTGACTTCAAAAGGTTTTGGTCAAGTCCTAAGCCAAGTCTGCCAAGTGCAGCGGTGTTGCCGTCGTATGCACGTCCAAGCGCGTTGGCAATTGTTTCAACTGGCTTTGAAGTCGCAACGCTAAGGTCAAGTGCAAGATTCAATAGACGCTGGGCTTCCTCAGTGTCCTTTGTGCTTCGAACCAAACGACCGAATGCTGGACGCAATTCGTCGTCGGTAATACCCACGGCAATTGACGTTGCAGTTATGTAATCCTCAACCCTTGCAACCTGTGCGGTTGTGGCGTTGGTTGTCGCCTTAATTGTTTCGGCTAACTTCTCCTGTGCCAATGCGTCTTGCGCGGCTGCTTTTACCGCGTCAGCTGCGAATGCAAGTGCGGCAGTACCAGCAACCGCAAACGCCAATGCAGCCTTCTTGCCAAATTCTGTTGCCTTATCGCCAAACGTTTGAGTTTCCTTGCTTGCGGTATTTAAGCCCGCGACAAGGTCTTTTGTCTCAGCAAGAATCGATAATTTAAGGGTTCTTGAACCTGCCATTTAGTCGTACCTCTTAACTATCGTCGAAAATGCCTGTTCCCACTTTGTAATGATCTCAGGTTGCACTGATCTTAGCGTTGGGTAGATAAACCAACCGCGCGACCCGCGACCCTCACGCCCTGACCAAACTGGGAATTGCTTATAGCGATTTGAACCAAATTCTGAACCGCCCCACAATTGTTGCGTCGTACCGCCACCGCTTAACTTTTGCCCAGCAAAACCAAAACTGATTTCACCAATTTTTGACGACTTTGAAACCTTTGAACCTTCAGCGACTTTATTGTCCAAACGGTTACGGGTCAGATTACTGGCTGCGCTGACGATCTTGCCACGAACAAAATCGGCAAGCGCACTCGACGTTTGTTTCGCCTGTGAAATTGCTTCGTCGTCCATTGCCTTGAATGCCCGCGTGATTGAACGCAATTCGGCTTTGTCGTAAGTGATTGCCTCACTTGCCATTGTTGCGCCTCTCCATGATTTCAATGACTGTCAGAATGTCCTCAGCACTTTCGAAATCGTTTGGGTGTAGCCCTGTTGCTAAGGCTACCTCCCAAACTATTCGGCTTAGACTTCCGACGGGATAACTTTTGGGCTTGCTTCACCGACAACCACGTCAGCAATTGTTTCCGTCCAAACTTCAAGTGTTTTGATCGGCTTGCCAGCTGCTTCGCGCTTCATTGCGTAATACGCAAGAAAAACAAGATCGGAAATTCCGATTCGTTCCTGCGCCTGTGCAATGGTGTTGCCTGTGTGCTTTTCCCAACGAACCCACTCAGGGGGAGCGGCAACGTATGTCGCTTGCTCACCGCTGGTGAATTCGATCGTGATTGGTAGTTTCATTTTGTCTCCCGATTGTTTGTATTAGAACGCTTCGGCTGGTGTACCGATAACGGTGAACGATAGTGACACGGTTTGCGCGTCTGGTGCAGTACCGCCTGCGCTTGGAAACGCTGGCAAAATTTGGAATGTAAATGTTGCACCGCTTGTTGCAGTCAACACTGTTGAAATTCCTGTGTTTGGTGCTGATTCTGTTGCGTTCCATAGACCTTCGCATAATGAACCAGTTGCGCCCCAATCTGCCAGCATTTCAACGTCGAAAGAAAATTGATCGTCAATGTGTCGATAAACTTTTCCGTCCAATGTCTGATAAGTCTCGATTGTTGGGCTATTTGATAGGACTGCGCTTGTTGCCTGTGCGTCGTAAACATTGCCACCAATAGTAAAGGTGATGTCGCGCCCAGTAATTACCGTTGTTGGCATTTTTACTCCTTAGATTGTTTGGGTGTAATACGTTGAAACGTTAATGTCAGCGACGAGCATTGGTGATTGACCTACTTCAAGCACCGTTGGCTTTTCAACAACGCCAACAACGTATCCCGCTGGCATTGCAGCGAGAATTCCTATGATTAGTTTTTCCAGATTGTCCAGTGAACCTGCGTTGCTATTTGAAGCAACAATGGCAGTGATCGCAAAATTGATCTTGACTTTTGTTTGTGACTTGCCCAGCAAAACAACTTCCATGTACGGCGAATCAGGAACGACCACGATTGCGGGTGGAATCGGTGCTTCGGGCACGCTTGGGTAAATGTTTGCAGCAAGTGCGCTAAATGCGTTGGCTAAGGCTGCGCGTGTATCGGAAACGGCGTTGGCTGGCATTTATTGAACGACCGTCTCAACGTCTAAAAACGGCATAAGTAACGTGGACACGCGATTGGTCAAACTGCGTCCCATTCTGTACGGCGTCGAAGCAAAATCGACGCCCTCGATCTGTCCACCCGCTGCGACGCGTGATTGAAAAACTTCAACGCTGACTGCAAGCACGGCTGATTCAATTGGCGCACTGTTGGCATAGATTTCAGCTGCGGAATAGCCCGAAAGTGTTGCCGTGCCTGTTGGAATAATGTCACGCAATGTAACGTCCGCGCTGGTAATTGCTGCGGTGAAATGAAATTCTTTAACGTCAACGACTGTGACGGTTGCTGAAAATGGTGCGGGTAATCCAGTGACGACCACTGATTGACCAGCAACAAAATGATGTGCGCGTTGCGTGTAATACGTCGCGACGTTTGACTTTAATTCGTATTCGCTGACGGCTGAAGAATTTGCAACCAGCATTGGTAAAATAACCGCTTCTGCGGTGTTAATGATTTCGTCCAGATAACTGTCCGGATAAAGTGAAACGGAAACGCCAAGCACACTACGCAATTGCTGCGTTGACACGATACTTGGCATTTCCGTTCCTCTCGACTGCTGCGCTACGTTCGGGAGTGACCGTAGCGCATGATTAGTTTGTTTTTGTTACGCCTTGTTATTCTTAAACGCGCCCGCTGCGATCTTTGTCGCAACTGCACCGAATGAATAAACACCGACTGTGATTGAACCGTCAGCGGTTGATTCTGCGCGTAACTGGTATGAAGTTCCTTCGTACCATGTGTAAGCGTCTGGGTTAACAACCAAGATTGTTCCGTCTCCGTCGCCACCGTTTGTTGGGTCAACGTATAGGTTCAAGCCCGCGACGTTTCCTTGAAGTGATGTTGGCACTACTGCGCCACCAGCGTTCATTGGATTTGAAGCGGTGTAAATTGGACGACCTGCGTCGTTCAAGCCCATGATGTTTGACCACTGACCTGTTGAAACGATCATGTTGCGTGCGAATGGATTGGCAAGACCTGCGGTTGCGCCATAAACACTTGCTGCACCGCGGGCGGTGATTCCAAGTAGTTCAGCAGCCGTTGGGTATGTTGCAACTGTTGTTCCGTCAAGCGTT